AGACTACTGAATTCTATTCACGATTCAAAGAACTAAAGAAGACCTTGAACGACTTGAAGGTTACAAACTATGCAGAACTTTCTTCTAAGGGTGGAGTCCCCACTTTGATGCGCAATGAACTTGTGACACTAGGAGAAAAACTTATACTAGAAAATCCTGAATTCGCCCGCATGTACTACGGGGTATTTGCTGGAATATTGAAGGAGGCTAAGTAATGGCAGGCACTGCTCAAGAATTGATGAACAAGTATAATGACTGGAACAACCCACAAAATCCATGGATACTTTTTGCTCAGACAACTGACACTGTTAGAAAAGCACAGATTTTTCAACAGATTCAGAGAGACCAGTTACAGATTCCTGATGCTAGTGGTCAGTACAAGTCTCAATTTGAAGCAACAATGGCGCTTCTTCGTACAAAACTTAGCAAGTCAACTACTGACTTCAGTAAGGGTATTATTACACCAGAAGACTCTACTGCTCTTACAAATGTAATTCTTGGAAGTATCCAAAGTCAGACAACACCACTTGGCTTCCTTGCTGAGTATAATCGCACATTAAAACCTGCGGCTGTATCTCAGCCAGATATGACTACACAGTTCTCCAAGCAAGTCCAGTCTGCTTTGCAGTACAAGGACTTAGGAGATGCTCGTCAGGCATATAGCGATGTATACTTCAAGACTTGGGGACAGTTCCCAGCGCCTGAACTAGATAAGAAGTTCCAGGATGCTTGGAATAAGGAAGTTAAGGTTCAGACCCAACCTACAACTACAGATACTACAACTGTAAAGGGTTATCGTTATGATACCAAGAGCAAGCCTGTCATTGACAAGGCTACTGGCAAGCAGAAGATAGATGAAGTTGGTCAGAAGGTATATTCCAAAAAACTCTTTAAAGACAAAGTTGCTCTTGTAAATACAAAGTCTACTGGTATCAGCACATCTATGGGCGAAGGATTTACCAAAGAAGAACAGACAAAGTTCCTTGCTGACTTCCTTGTTAATAACTTCCCAGATACTAAGTTTAATGTTAATGACATTGGTGGAACAGCCAAGACCATCTTTGATACAATTGCTTCATACCACAAAGGCAACTACGATGCTGTCCCAGATTTTGCAACAGTAGCACCTTTGATTAAGAACATCTTGTCAAATCCTGATGAGAAGGTTCAAGAAGAAATGTTTAATCAGTATGTTGGGGACCTACAGAATAAAGCGTCTACTCGTTTCATGTCAATTCAAGGATTACTAAAGCCAGGCGAAAGTGCTAACAAGTATATCAACCCAGTACTGAGCGCTATTGGAACTGCTCTTGAAAGAACAATTGATGAGAAAGACCCAATTGCTATTCAGGCTCTAAACTTTAAAGATGAAAAGGGCAACTACAGAATGCCTAATGACTTTGAATTGAACTCATTGGTTATGAATGATAAGCGTTATGAAGGAACTTCTGCAGCAATCAATACATCAATCAATATGTTCCAATCACTACAGAATGCGTTGAGGTAATCATGGCTATTTCACCAGATACTGCTTTTGGCGAGAAGGTAGCCCAGACTAAGGCAGCACCTGCTAAGACAGTAAATCCAAGCGCTGCTGCTGCAAAGTCTGCTATGGAAGTTCCTACAGTTAGTAACATTAATGCTTTTATTGATACACTAAAAGCAAAAGCAGCAGATATGAATGTTGCTTCTGGACTTAATCCTGATGGCACTCAGCCAACTGTAACAAGTGCACGTAGCGGAATTACTGCAGCGACAAATACGCGACTTGGTGCAATTCTTGCTCAACAGAATGCAGATGCCTTAAAACTTGCAGAAGTTAAGAATAATATGCCAACTGATGCTCCTCCTGGATTCCATTATACATGGATTGGTACAGCATGGAAACTCTACAAGGATGCTCCTGCTGGTATTACTGGTGGCGGTTCTGGTGGAAGTGGTTCAGGTGGTTCAGGTGATACTGGAAACACTAGCAATACAGGTACACCTACAACTAGCGTAGAAGTTCTTAAGGCTATGCTTAAGGGACTAGGATTTGCTTCTACAGTTATTGACTCATCTGCGACATTCCTTAATTCATTGCTCAAGGACGGGCTTGACTACGATAACGCAGTTCAGGTATTTCTTAATACTAAAGACTATACAATGAAGAATGGTACAAAACTATCATCTCCATTCTATGAGCAGTATGGCTATTTGAATGAGGGACTTGAAAAGCCTAGAACAGCATCAGAACTTTATAATGCTGTAGAAGGATATAAGGAACTTAAGGTCAAATATGGATTCAGCGACAAGTATCTTTCAACAGACTCACTTAAGAACTATGTCAAAAACAACGTTACAGTTGCAGAACTTGATGAGCGCGCTAATGCTGCGCGTCTTGCTGCTATCAATGCAGACCCTATTAAGTCTGAGGCTCTAATTAAGTTGGGATATATCTCTCAGGCTGCAGACCTGCAAGACTTCTATATGGATGCCAAGGTAGGCAAGGAACAACTAGAACTTAATCGCAACACTGGAGCATTTGTAGCAGAGGCTATTCGCCGTGCTGGTTCAGGACTCCTTGTTGAGAATATTCAATTGGCTAACTACAAGAAACTTGCTGCGTCCTTAACTGATAAGGGTTACACAGAAGCACAGGTTGCACAACTTGCATCTACTGGATTCCAGAATGTTGCTGAGGCACTAGCACCTACTATTTCTTTGTCAGGTATCTATGAAAAGACAGTTGGAGACCAAGCAACTACATCGACTATCCAGTCTGAACTCCAAAATGAAGAATTCATGAATATGGCATCTGCTCGTCGTAAGAAACTTGCAGAGCAGAACAAGCAAGCCTTCTCAGGACAGGCTGGTCTATACACACGTCTAGGTCAGACTGGTTCCCTAGGCTCAACCGCAACAGGCGGACAACTATAAAGAATCCCCTCTGAATCCATCGGCCTCAGAGGGCGTACAAGACCGAGAGTACAAGCCAAGACAGATTCCCCATCTGGATTGAGGTGTGCGACAACTACTAAAAGGGAGAAATCGCATGAGCGATAACCGCGACAACTACTGGGAAGATGAAGAAGACGAAGATACACCTACTATGGGTGCATTTGAATCTGATACAGACCTTGTTAAGAAACTACGTAAGGCTCTAAAGGCTGAACAGCGTAAGAACAAAGATTTGGAAACTTCATATGGTGAATTAACCAAGTCCCAAAAAGAGCGGATTTTAAAGGACGTACTTGCGTCCAAGGGTGTCAATCAAAAGATTGCACAGTTTATTCCATCTGATATCGAGGCATCTGAAGATGCTATTAGCGCATGGCTGGACAACAATGGTGATGTCTTCGGATATACACCAACTGAAAAACCAGCCGTCAACCAAGATGATATTAATTCCTTACGGAAGATGGACTCAGTGCTAACAGGCGCAGAGACACCCGCTGCTTCGGATGACTTGATGAACCGCATTGCGGGAGCATCAACTGAAGAAGAAATTTTATCCATCCTCAGCGGTCAGTAAAATAACCGCACACTAACCAATCAGAAAGAGAGGATATCTCCAAATGGCAGATACCTTCACAACCACAACCTCTGGTTTAGGTTCCAATCTTGTAACTATGGCTTACGATAAGTTGATTGAACTCAACCTTCGTTCAACACCACAGTTCCGCGCAATCGCAGACAAGAAAATTGGCAACCCAACCCACGACGGTTCTTCAATCCGTTTCCAGTTCTACAACGATATTGCTGACACCACAATTGCTGGTGCAACACTCGCTGAAACTGTAGACCCAGATGCAGTAGCAATCCCAGCAACTACAACACTAGATGTCACACAGACAGAACTAGGTCGCGTAGTGCTTCCAACACGCAAGATGTCACTTATGACACTTGCTGATGTTGACCCATGGATTGCTAACGCAGTCTCATTCAACATGGCTATGACAATGGATGCTGGCGTTGCCGCTATCCTTGATGCAGGTACAAACGTCATCCGCGAATCTGCTGGTGCACTTTCTACAACTGCAGCAAAGTCAACAATCACAACAACAGACACATTCAAGGGACGCGACGTTCGTTACGCAGTAACAAAGTTACGTACCGCAAATGTTTCAACTCGTGGCGGAATGTATGTTTCATACATCCACCCAGAAGTCTCACACGACCTTCGTACAGAGACAGGTAACAACATTTGGCGTACACCACATGAGTACCAAAATGTTGGTCCACTATTCGCTGGTGAACTTGGCGCATGGGAAGGTGTCCGTTTCATCGAGACACCACGCATGACCAACTCAATCTCAGGTGCTGCTCTAACAGCACTTGCTACTGCATCAGCAGTATCAGGTGTTTCAGGAGCATTTACTATCGTAGCAGCCAACGCTGCTTTCGGTGGTCTTGCTGAGGTCGGAGATGCTATCTCAGGTACTAACGTAGGTTCAGGTGCTTTGATTACAGCAATCGAAGTTGGCGCTACAAACACTACATTCACAGTGTCTGTCGCTAACTCAGGAACTGTTGGAACAAACACACTTACAGTTACACCAAAGGCACGTGTTTACAACACTTACGTACTCGGACAGCAAGCACTTGCTGAAGCAGTATGGAAGGAACCAGGCATTGAGTTTGGTAACGTCGTAGACAAGTTGAACCGTTTCCGTCCAGTCGGATGGCACGGTATTATCAACTGGGCTATTTTCCGTCAAGATGCGCTATATCGCATTGAGACTGCATCATCAGTTCGTCCATAATCTAAGTATTTAGATGGGTGGGGCTAGGGGAAACTCTAGCCTTATCCATAAAACGGCTTAGGAGGTCAAATGGCATACAGATTCACAACACCCACAATCAGCGAAGGACCTGCTGGCGAAGGGCGTCTATTTGGGCGCTACAGGCTCGTAAGAGGCATAACAGTCCTCAAGATAGACGGGCAGTACTACCAGACACGCTTTCCGTCCTCAGAAGAGGTAGAAGCCGCTCAAGAAGCATATATCGGTGGGTACTCCTACGAAGTAAGTGCTGGAGAAAAGGCTGCCCTTGAAGCAGCAGGATACACGGTGGAGACGATATAAATGTGTGAACATATCAGTAAGGTGCTTGAATGGGGATTCACTGAGGCGCATGATTTTAAGGCTACAAAGTATGGATGCGTGAACTGTGAGGAAACTTCTCCAGTTCCATTTGCATCGCAGGACCTCTTCATAGACCACACCAAGTGTGGCGGTCCAGACGTCTGCTTTGGTTGCAAAGCGGCAGGACTCCAGTTAAGTACTGGAGATGCACATAGTGCTAAGGGTATGACAAATAAGAAGTGGGAAGGTGAACTGAGCGCTTATCGTGAGGCAAGAGCACAAGGCATTCAACCGCAAGGTACAAGCATGGCAAAGATTAACGAGGCTCGCAGAGCCTCTGATGTTATGGGCAAGGCATTTGATGCCAATACCATGGGTAGCACAGAAATAATCCAAAAC